TCCAAGCAAAGTCAGCGTACCTGATCGGAACTACTATATTCCTCCTGTACCTGTGGCTCCTCCTGCTCCTAGTAAATCGCTGGGGGAAGACGTAATGGGCTGGGTTGCTGCGTGTTTTTTGATTGCTTTGCTTTTGCCCCTAATGGGCATGTTGTACATGGATATTTTGGAAGCCAAGCGCGAGGTTAAGACGCAGGTGGAGAAGGTAGAAAAACTTAGGCGTAATCTTGAACAGAAAGAACGTGAGGAGAAAAAATGAGTGAAGAAAAAATTCAAGCAATGGAAACTAAAAGCGCTTTAGTTGAGAAAATCACATTTGCTTTGTTGCCTCTTTTATTTTCGTGTGTGGTTTACCTCATGTCAGCGTTGTCCAATCTGTCGCATGAAGTAACTATCCTCAACAGCAAAATCAGTTTGGTCGTGACCTCTGACAACAAACAAGCCAGCAACACGGGGGCTGAGTTGGCAAGGGAAAAGTTGCGCCAAGACTTGGAAAAAGAAATTCAGCGCAACCGTGACCAGATCGCAGAGAACCGAATGCACATTGCCATCTTGGAAGAAAAAACTACAGTCAACAAACCCATAAAAACCCTGACAGGGAAGGAGTAAATTATGTTTGACGTTACAGCCATAAGCCCAGATGACAAAACCGCCAAGCACTTCATTTATTACTTTGCTTGGTTCTGGTCAACGACCTCAGTCATTTACTTTTTTTGCGTGACGTTTGTCCAACTGCCAGAGGGCGGTAGAGACTTTGCCAACATTATTTTGGGCTTCTTGCTGGGTACAGCAGTTGCCACCATTATTTCGTTCTTCTATGGGTCGAGTAAGTCAAGCAAAGACAAGACTGATGCCATGATGAAAGCCGATGATGTTAAGCCTGTTTAATCCTTGGGTGATTCTTGGTGTTGTCCTTGCCTTGATTGGCAGTTTTGGTAGCGGGTACTACAAGGGCGAACAAGATGAGTACGAGCGCCAGCAAATTGAGATTGCCGCCTTAAATGCCAAGGCACGGGAAACAGAACAGCGTATGGGGGAAGTTGCCCAAACATACGCCCAAACTTTAAGGAAAGCCAACGATGTTGCACGCATTAAAGAAACTAAGCTTCGCACTGATCTTGCCTCTGGCACTCTCAGCCTGCGGGTTCCTATCAAAACGCCCGTCTGCCCCGTATCAGCCGCCGGAGATACCCCCGCTCCCAGCGGAGATACAGAAACAAGAGCCGAGCTTGACGGACGAGTTGCTCAAGCTCTTGTCGATCTCACCAGCCGGGGAGACCAAGCCATCCGCAGCCTCAACACCTGCATCGACCAATACCAAAAAGTAAGGAGCATGAAATGACCCAACTTACAGCCAATTTTTCCCTGTACGAACTGACCAAATCAGAGACTGCCCTGCGCATGGGCTTTGACAATACCCCCGGTGAGGTCGAGATTGCGTCCTTAAAGCTCTTGGCGGAGAAAATTCTTCAGCCCGTGCGCGATCACTTTGGCAAGGGTGTAAAGGTGAACTCAGGCTATCGCAGTCCTGAGTCCAATGCAGCGGTGAAAGGGTCTCGTACCTCAGACCATTGCAAGGGCCAAGCAGCCGACATAGAGATTCCCGGTGTAGCAAATGCTGACTTAGCACAGTGGATCATGGACAATCTGGACTACACGCAACTCATTCTCGAGTTCTACACTCCGGGTATACCCGATAGCGGCTGGGTGCACGTATCCTATGACCCGGAGAACCTCAAGAAACAAGAGTTGACCGCCATGAAAGTCGCTGGTAAAACACAATATGTCCCTGGATTGGTAGCCTGATATGAAAACAAAACCCGTTTGGAATAAACCACGGCCCAAGAGCCTTGGTAAACCCGCCGCTTTGACACCTGCCAAAAAGGCAAAAGCCAAGGCTGCTGCCAAAAAAGCTGGCCGTCCCTACCCTAATTTGGTGGACAACATGCGGGCAGCCAAGTCATGAAAGTCCAAAAAGCAGCCATTGGCGAAGAGATCAAAAAATCCTATGCAGGCGGAATGAAGTCCTGTCCCACTTCGACCATGGATGTTTCTTTGAACTTGAAAAACCGCAATCATGCGATCAAAGAGTATGGTTATGGGCCCTTGAACCCCGAGGAGCCCTCTACGGAATTTTGGGACAAAAAGGCATCCATGTGGGAAGTGACTCCAGTAGAGGCCAAGAAGTCCCGTTGTGGGAACTGCTCGGCGTTTATCGTTACACCTCAAATGGTTGAATGCATGACCAAAGGAATTCAGGGCGACGAACCAGAGGATGAAAGTTACGCCCCGGAAGTGATTGCTTCCGGTAAACTAGGATACTGCGAGTTGTTTGATTTCAAATGCGCGGGTTCTCGCACCTGCGATGCATGGATTGTTGGGGGTCCGGTGAAATAATCATGGCACTTGCACGAATAGTTCTCAAACCTGGTGTAGACAAACAAAACACTGAATATGGCGCTGAAGGCGGCTGGATTGATTCGGACTACGTGCGCTTTCGCTATGGTCTGCCCGAGAAGGTAGGTGGTTGGACCCAGTTCAATGACACCGCTGCCTATTTAGTGGGCGTGGTCAGCGAGATTTACACCTGGAATGGCCTAGATGGCGCGCCCTACATGATTGTGGGCACCAATAGGAAACTGTATGCCTTGTACGGCGCTTTGTGGGGAGACATCACCCCTATTCGTAGAACAGCCGTTGGAGTTACCTTTGACACGATCAATCTCTCTACCACTGTCACAGTAAATGACACTGCGCATGGTTGTATTACCGGGGACTTTGTTACGTTCTCCACCGTCACAGGAAACCCTGGAGGCATTTCTAACGCAAGTCTGACTGGTGAATTTGAGATTCAATTCATCACAAATGCCAATGAATACACCATCATTTCCCCTGCTGCTGCCACGTCAACCGTTAACGCCGCAGGCACTGCAAATGCTGCATATCAGATAAACGTAGGAACCGCTGTAAGTACAGCGGACTATGGATGGGGCGTTGGCACGTGGGGCGCGAGCACCTGGGGAACACCAAGGCCCGCGTCTACTTCCGTGGCCCTTGATTCGCGGGTATGGCAATTTGATAGTTTTGGCGAAGACGTTGTATGCCAGCTTGTGGATGGCGGCATTTATTTGTTTGACACCAGTGCCGGTATTACAACCCGAGCAACGGCCATTGCTGGTGCGCCCACGAAGAGCACTTACGCAGTGGTGTCCACCCCGGACCGGCACTTGGTGTGCTTTGGCACGGAGTCCACGATTGGCACACCATCAACACAAGACCCGATGTTTGTGCGGTTCTCCAATCAGGAGGACATCAACAGTTTTGTTGAGAGTGCGACGAACACGGCCGGCGGACAACGGCTCACCGACGGCAACCACATCGTCTCTGCCGAACGGTCCAGAGGACAGATTCTCATTTGGACAGATACCGCTTTGCATGGCATGCAGTACATCGGGCCACCCTATACCTTTGGCTTCCAGCAACTGGGTTCAAACTGTGGCCTGATCGGTCCCCATGCCTCTGCTGACGTAAATGGCGTGGCCTTTTGGATGGGCAAGGACGCGTTCTTCATGTTCGACGGAACAGTGAAGAAGCTTGCCTGTACGGTGCAAGACTACGTGTTTAAAGACATCAATGTTGTCCAAAACTCCAAGGTAAATATCGGAGTTAACACGCAATTCAATGAAGTAACCTGGTGGTATTGCTCATTCACCTCTGACTATATTGATAGGTTTGTCACGTTCAACTATCTAGAGAATGTCTGGTCAATTGGCACCATGGCTCGTACTGCATGGACAGATTTGGGGACCTACGCCAAGCCAACTGCTGCTGAGTATTTCCCAAATAGCACTGAGACAACCATCACCACAATCAACGGACTCACAGCAGGCCGCTCACTGATATACAACCAAGAAGACGGTAAGAATGGCAATGGAAGTGCAATCACTGCTTATGTGAAGTCTGGCTACTTTGACATTGGAGACGGTGACCAAATGCTCTTCATGAAGCGTTTCATCCCTGACTTCAAGAACCAAGAGGGCAACTTGACAGTGCATTTACTGTTGCGCCCCTATCCACAGGCCACAGCCAGCCCGAGCTCTTTGGACCCATATGTCATTACCCCAAACACCCAGAAGGTAGACACTCGCGCGCGTGGAAGGCAGATCAGTTTGCGTGTTGAGAGCACTGCGATAGACACTAACTGGCGCTTTGGAACGTTACGTGTTGACATCCAGCCTGATGGATTGAGATGAGCAAGATTACCAACGTTCGTCTGCCGAATGCATCAGCCACCTTTGATCCATCGCAGTTCAACCAGCTTGTTCGTTCGCTTGAGCAGATTATTCTTCAACTCAACAATACCTATACGCCTACTACAAGCGACAACTTTAACCAAGCGGTTTCGTTTTACGAAGGCGGGGGCAGTAACCTGGCAGTCAGCGTTGGGCAAAGCGCCTTACTTCCCCATGGGGCGTTTCACGACACCACTACACAAACCGCAGCCGTAATCAACACTGCTTATGCGGTTACGCTTAACACGACAGACCATGCTTATGCTGTTTACATAGGAACTCCGACATCAAGGGTCTATGTTGATGTGGCGGGTGTCTATAACTTTGAATTCTCAATGCAGCTTGATAAGACAGCAGGCGCTACTGGTATTATTTTTGTATGGGCACGCGTTAACGGAACAGACGTCCCTGCCAGCGCCACGCGTTTAGCAATCCAAGGCACGGCGGCAGAGGTTGTTCCAGCTTGGAACTTTTTGCTCGACCTTAACGGAGGGGATTACTTTGAGTTAATGTGGGCGGCAGACGATACTCGCATTCATATTCAAGCAGAAGCGGCCACGGCGTTTTGTCCCTCCATTCCATCCGTCATTTTGACTGTTACTTATGAATCGGCACTGGGGTAAACATGGCCAATAAATATTTTAGAAAAGCACTGATACCAAGCGCGGCAACCGAGACGTTGATATATGCTGTTCCTACGGGGAATATGACGATTGCAAAGTCGCTACGAGTGACCAATGCCAACGCCGCACGGGCCACGATTACTGTTTCTCAGTATGACGATGGAGCAGGCGCGGAGCATTTTCTGCTCAAGGGCTACATCCTGGCCCCCAATGCGACCATTGATGTATTCAATGGCGTACCGCTGGTTTTGGACGATTTGGACGAGCTCCGGGTGGAATCTAGCGTTGCAACCGTGCATTTCTATCTGTCCTATCTAGAGATAGACAGGAACTGATGAAATGCGACATAATTACAGCCATATTCGCGTCCTTTCCCGACGCGCGGCCCATGAGGCCTTTGGCATCAACTGGAAAGGATAATCATGGCGAATGAAGGCATCATGGCGGCTCCCATGCCCATGCAAAAGAAACAACAGCAGCCCCCACAGGGCTACGTCTCAAGCTTAGACGCGTACAACGCGGCATCTTCTGCTATGCAGGAGACCAACCCGCAGGCCTTTGGCGAATACAAGACTGCCATTGGCTCTAAGCTCTCGCAACTTAATCTCAAGCCCAGCGAGATAGAGGCCTTTGTCACGCTGCTTGAGTACATGATGCAGTACCCAGACCAGTACAAGGAAATCATCCGTGCTGGTATTGAAGCGGGTGCGATCGAGGAAGGTGACTTCCCTGCCGAGTTTGATCAATCATTTGTTTCCACCCTATTGGCGGCGTTGAACGAACAACGCATTCAACAGGCACAGAATGTCTCTCCAGAGGCCATGGGCCCCGGGCCACAAGAACCCATGGCAATGAACAGCGGCGGCCTGGCAGATGCTGCCAAGGCACTGCAAGCCAAAGGCCGTGGACGAGACACCATGCTTGCCCATATCACACCACAAGAAGCCGAAATGCTGCGCAAAGCTGGTGGCCTTGGCACACGTAACCCATATACAGGACTGCCAGAGTACGGATTCTTTAGCGACGCATGGAAAGCGGTCACTGCGCCTGTAAAAGCAGTTGTAAACGTTGTAAAAGATGTTGCCAGCAGCCCTATTGGGCGAATTGCTTTGACAATTGGCGCGACCATGGCTCTGGGTCCAATTGCAGCGGGATTTGGTATTGGCACCGCCGGCACGGCAGCAATTGTTGGTGGCGGCATGGCCGCATTAACTGGTGGAAACCTACAAGACGTGCTCAAGGGTGCGGCTATGGGCTACATCGGTGGAACAGTCGCTCCATACGCCAGTCAGTACCTGCCTGGTGCGGCCGGTAGCGTGCTTAATCAAGGCCTCACAGGTGCGGCGTTGGGCACGGGCTTTGGTCTTGCGACCGGCATGTCTGCAAAAGACGCACTGAAAGCAGGCGCAGTTGGTGGCCTGACTGGAGCAGGCGTGGCCTATGGCCAACAGCAGGGTTACTTACCGGGCGGCCAGGCTGCCGGATCACGGACCACGGCTTCTACCGATGCAGCAGCAAATGGATCAAACCTGTCTCTTGCCCCAATTGAAGGCACAGGCACTGTTGGCACTGCCACAGAGAATTTAACACCTGTCATGCGCCAAGATGCTTTGACTGGACAGCAGTTCTCTATTGGCATGGACGGGAAAGAATATCTTGTCTACAAAGATGCGGCTGGAAACAATCAGTATGTCCGTGCTGATGCAGTAAACCCATCACAGCCAATGGCTCCACGTGTGGCACCAAGTAATCTTTCTGTGGCAGACAAGTACTCTCCCTATTACACAGGAGAACCTGCTGCGCCTGCGGACAACTTCTTGATCTCACAGGCACAAGCTAATCAAGTAGCTAGTGCGCCGGGATACACCCCAGAGTTGTCTGCGCAGTCACAGTACTTGATGAAGACTCCCCCTGACTATTCTTTAAATACCAGTCCTGATTACTTACAGGCCCGGGCAATGTCTCCAGGGGCCGGATCAGGCCTACAGCCTTCACAACCCGTATCTCTGTCGGGAGGATTCAACGCACCTCCCGGAGGCGTAGGCCTGTTGAGTGCTGGCGCAGGCAACGCACCGGGCTTAATTATTCCCCAAGGGGCTGGATATGCTCCTGGTTCGGATTTTGTGCCCACAGAAACCGGTACTGCAATGCAACTGGGAGATGCTGTAGGCAGCCGACAAGTCGGGGAGAACTCTTTTGTAGCGGGCGCTAAGGGCTTGTACAACAAGGTAGCGGATACAGTGGTTGGTGGATACGATGAATATTTTTCTCCAAACCGCCCCAGCATGCAGCAAGGTGAGCAGAATGCGCTCTTGAAGGCAGACCAGGCCGTAGCAGATTACCAAGCAAATTCTCCCAGACCTACTCAGGCCGGAGCAGAGGCTGCATGGAAAGCTGCATACGATAGCAATTCTCCAGGCTTCTTCAGCAAATATGCTCCTATAGCCGGAGCCACATTGGGTGCAACGTATTTGGCCGGTGGTTTTGATAAGCCCACTACCCCTGGAGATAACACGCCTGTATACGATCCTGCTTACACAGGAACAAACTACATGACGGATAACCCTCAGTTGTTCTCTGGTAGCTTGTACAACTATCAGTCCCAAGGCGCAGGATCATACGACCCCACTCGTGCAACCACATATGCAGGTGGACAAGGGGCTGCTGCTCCAGGTGTTGTTGCTCCTACTGGAATCATGCAGGCGCAGTACTCTCCTGAGTATGGTCGTCGTCGCATGCAGCAATCAGTCCAGCGGTATTACTCTCCATTTATTGGCACAGCAGAACCAGTAATGGCGGCCAAGGGTGGATCAATCAGAGAGTTCCCTCGTAAGTCAGGTCCGATCAACGGACCAGGAACAGGCACTTCAGATGATATTCCTGCTATGTTGTCAGACGGTGAGTTTGTATTTACCGCCAGGGCCGTGCGCAATGCAGGGGGCGGAAGCCGCCGTAAAGGTGCTGCACGGATGTACAAACTTATGAAATCGCTTGAAAAAGGCGGAATGGTGAAAGGCTGATCATGGCAGATACCACAACAACACAACAAATCGTCCGGGAAGCCCCGGAGATTGAAGCCTATAAGCTTGACCTACTAAAACAAGCCAAACAACTGGCCTTTAACGAGGGCCGTACGCCTTTGGCTGAACAGCTTCCAGGGTTCAACGTTGCGGGCTTTGCGCCTGCACAGCAGACTGCCATGAACGCGGCCATTGGTCAAGGCATTGGGGCTTTTGATCCCTACCTGACCTCTGCCAATCAAGCAGTAACCCAGGCCTACGGAACAACAGGCGAAGCGGCTAATGTCTTGCGTGGAGCAGACACCAGGGACCAGTATGGCGAGGCCCAAAATGTCTTGACTGCGGGTATTGGAGCCTTGACGCAAGGCGGTGGTCAATACGACCCCACCATGGCAACACAGTTCATGAATCCGTATCAGGCCCAGGTCACGCAACAGGCCTTGGCAGAAATGCGCCGTCAAGGCGACATTGCACGTCAGGGCGCGGCGGCTCAAGCTGTTAAGTCTGGAGCTTTTGGCAGTACCCGTGAAGGCGTACAGCGTGCGGAGATGGAGCGAGGCCTGCAAGACGTTATGTCGCAGCGCATCATGCAAGACTACGCACAGAACTATGCCCAAGCTCAACAGGCGGGCATGGGTACCTTTGAGGCGGCCAAACAAAGACAAATGGCCATGGGACAAGGGCTTGGCCAAGCAGCCGCAGGTATTGGCTCACTGGCTGGCCAAGAGTTTGGCCAAGGCGCACAACTGGCCACAGGACTTGGACAAATGGGCGCACAAATGGGTCAACTGGGTATCCAACAAGGTGCTCTCGGCCAGACAGCACAGGCTATGCGACAAGGCGACGTTAACTTCTTGTACAACGTCGGTCAGTCACAGCAGGCGATGAACCAGCAACAACTGGATGCACAACGTGCGACTGAGTTGCAAAAGGTGTACTCGCCTTACCAACAAGCAGGCTTCTTGTCAGACATTTACAAAGGCGCACCATCGACTCAGATGTCAACGGCGGCGGTCAGCCAGCCTTCCGCAAGCCCATTCCAACAAGCTTTGGGAGTGGGACTAGGTGTGTTATCAACTGCCGCTGGGGCAAAGAAAGCTGGACTCTTTTAAGAGGGCAATATGAAGAACAAAATGATGGAACAAGACGTCGAAAACATGGGCATCATGGCCGGTTTCAAAGACATGATGGAGATGGAAGACGACGATACGGAAGACACGAACGAAGAGGACCGTGTTGCCTCTGAGGTCATGGGCCGTTCGCCAAAGTCTCCTGAAATTTTGATGAACAACTTACGTGGAGACATGCGCTCAGTTGAAGCGCGTATTGATGAGTTGGCGGACATGGTTGGATACCGTGCTGCCAAGGACACACCACAAGAAGTGCTTGCTCTTTTGCAACCCGTGCTTGCCCAACAGCAAGGCATCGGTGCTGCTCCTGCTTCAGCCGAACTGATGCAAGGGCCACAGCCTCCAATGGCTCCTCCCCCTGGAATGCCTCCTGGCGCTCCTGGCGGCGCTCCCGGGACTGCCCCCGGTGGTATGCCTCCCGAACTTATGGCAATGATGGCCGGTGGCCCACAGGGCATGGCTGGCCCCCCTCCGCCTGAGACAGGTGGTATTGCTGGCGCTCCTCCCATGGCCATGGCAAGAGGCGGCTATGTTCAAAATTTTCAGGCGGGGTCTACTGAGGACGGAGTGACCCCTGCCGATGAAACAGTCCCTGGTGAAAAAGAAGAGCCTTTGCTCAAATATCCAACTGACATGGTTGCTGCGGCCAAACAAGGCATGCAAGAGTTGATCTCAAGGGGTCCAGCAACGATCCCTGATTTGGCAGCATTGGCCCGTCAGCGTGAGCCCGCGTATCGCACAATTCTTGGTGACACTCGGGGCGCGAGTGAGGCACAGATGTTGTTTTCTCTCGGCCAACGGGCCTTTGGTTTTGGTGCAAACGTCGATGACCAAGGTCGTCCATTGCGTGGAAGCTTTATTTCTCGCTTGTCTGGCGCAGTCAGAACCTTGCCTCAGGACATGATGGCCCGTGTAGCGGATATTGACAAAGGCGAGCGCGCAATCAAACTGGCTGCACTACAGGCCTCTGAGAAGGATATTGATCAACTCCAGTCAGCAAACAGCGAGCTCACAAGACAGAAGAGGGCCTTGTTTGGAGACATCATCAAGTCCGAAGCACGAATTGAAGCAGAGAAACAAAAGAACCTCAACAAGCCACCAAGAGGTCCTTTTGGAACAGGTCGTGAAGCTGAAATCTTAAATATGTTTACAAGGAGTGCTTCGCTGCTTGCCCAAGGAAAACTTTCCGACGAGCAGAAAAGTCAACTAGATGTCGCAGTAACCGATTACACGCAGGAGAAGACTGAACGAGAAGAGAGGACCGACCCGCTTACAGGAAACAAGAGTTATCTGACGGTGATAAACAAAAAACGACTACCTCCCGAATTGATTACAGCATATCAGTTGGTAGGAAGACCTATTCCATACTACACAGGTGGTACACCGGTTACATCTGGAAAATCCGGAGCAACAACACCTCCCGCTGCCTCTGCCGTTGCCTCTCCCGTTGGAGACATCAGCGGGGCCCCCGGAACAATTCCTGCCGAGGTGCCTGCCGAGGCAAAAGATGCTTACCTGTCTCTCAAGGTACCTAAGGGTGAGAAGACACTGTGGAATCAACGCGGACTGGTTGCTGGCCCTGTTCAGTACATCAAGACACTGCCTGTCTTGCGTGTCTTTGGCCAAGTGGACGCCAAGGCAGATGAGGCGCGCACATTCTTTGATTCAGCAAGACGCTCTCTGATCAAAGCGTTGGCAGCAAATCCACGCTACCCTGTTTCAGAAATGCAAGCAATTGAAAAAGAAATAGATATTGCTCCAGCGTTTTTTGACAATCCAAATTCTTTGGGTAACCGTTTGATTGGTATTGAGGATTTCCTTAACCAACGGTTAAAAGCTGCTGAGAAAGATGCGGTCAATCCAAATTTCCCTGTAGCATCTAGACAAGCCGCATTGGATGAAATAAAAGAGCTCAAGAACTTTAACAAAGTAGCTGGAATACCTCCACGGGTGTATACCATTGAAGAGGTGCAAGCACTTCCAAGTGGCACAAACTTTTTGTGGAATGGTAGAGAATCAAAGTGGAAGAAATAAGCCATGGCAACTCCTGAAGAAATCCAAAAGCAACTTGATGCATTGACACTGCCTGACACGGGAGGTGGCCAGCCGCCTCCTGACCTGTTACAGGGCCGTCGTCCTGTTCCCGCTGCCAACGCAGCAGACCAGTTAAAGGCATTGAATCAGATTTCTCAGTCAGAGTTTCCAACACTTGGCGAAAAGGGCGAGGCTCTTGGCCAGGGTGTCAAGATGGGGATGCGAGAAAGCGCCCCCATTTCCGCTGGTGGCATGCTTGGCCTGCGGGCAGGTACTGCTGTTGCTCCTTTCCTGGGCCCGGCCGCACCTCTTGGTCCTCCTTTAGGGTTTGTTGGTGGCGTCTTGGGTGGTATGGGTGTCAACTACGCCTTAGAGAAGATGTTCCCAGAGGAGTACGAAGAGCCTGCGTTGCGTGAAGACCTGGTCCCCATGCGTGAAGGTGGCCGCACGTTCGGCACATCCATTGCGTTTTCTCCATCTCTGTACTTTCTGCCCAAATACACCGGGAACCGCGTCTCACGGTTCATCTCCTCCATGGGCGAGTCTGCTCGCAAGTCCCCAATTAGCTTTGGTACTGCTGAAACAATCGCGGCCACCGGATCAGGAACAGGAGCATTCTTTGCAGAAGAGCTTTTCCCTGGCCAAAAGGGCGTGCGTTTTGGCGCGGAAGTGATGGGCGGTATCTTTGCTCCTGGGCGCTTCGTCGTTAATTCAGTTGGCGACGTGACCGACTGGGCAAAGAACCTTAGAAACTCCACAAGTGCTTCCGCCAAAGAGGGAAAGGCAGCTGCTCGCTTGTATGACATTTTGGAAGGCACAGGACAAAATATTCCTTTGCTTATTCGTCGCCTGGAAGAAGCCGTTCCGGGTGGAGCTACGCCAACAGCCGCGCAGAAAACAGGCAACATGACTTTGTCTGCCTTGGAAACGTCGCTTGCTCGCACCAATGCAGAGTTCTCTGGCCAAACAGTCAAGCAGGGTGAAGACTCCCTAATGGCGTACAAGTTGTTGGTTCAGAAGCTGCGAGAAATTGGCACTCCAGATGCTTTGCGCAAAGCAGCACAGATGCAACAAGATGCCCATACTGCCATGCTCAATGGCCGTCTTGCGGCGGCAGATGCAACAGCGGCGGCCAAGATTGCCAAAATCTCCAAGGACACTCCCGCTGCTCGCCGGGAAATTGGCGACATCGTAAAGACAGAAACAGAAATCGCTCTGCGCCAAGCACGGGACATGGAGTCAGAGTTGTGGGCCGAGGGCCTGCGTCAGATCGCCCCTGTCAAACGTGTCCAAGCGCCTCCAAAAAAGGTTCCTATGGAGGGACCAGAGGCTGAAAGAATCTATCAAAAAACAGGCCAATGGCCCATGATCACTCTGCGCGAGACAGTGGTCAAGGGTGCCGAGATCAAGCCTACCAACACAAGCCGTGCGTTCTTGGACTCAACCCTGAACATCGCCGATGTCGTGTACAAGAACACCACTCCAAAGATAGTCAAGGACATCATTCGCACTTTTGGTATTGATGATGCCTCTGTCATGAAGTACAAACTTGGCCGAAACACGGACGAGTTCATGGAGACAGGACAGGTTCCTGACCGCTTTGTTCCAAGGTTAAATGAGATGGATGTTGGCGAGATGGTCAACTACCGCAGCAACCTCTTGTCTCTTGCGCGTGAAGCCGCAGGCAAAGGCGAGATGGGTGACGCAAAGTTCTACGGCACACTCGCCGAGGGTATCCTCAAGGACTTGGAGACATTAAAGGCTCCTGCGTTTGATCAGGCAAGAGGTTTTTCCAAGGCCTTGAACGACACGTTTACCCGCACCTTTGCTTCTGATGTAAGCATCTCTGGACCAGGTGCAAAAACTGTAGGCGGAGCAGAGCGCATGCCCGCAGAGATACTGGTGTCAAGAGCATTTGGCTCCAACGCTGACGTGACTGCCATGCGCATGAACGAGATTGAAGATGCAGTCAAATTCATGCGTACTCAATACGATGATGCAGTCAGCAAGTTTGGCAAACGCAGCAAACAGGCTTTGGCTTTGAAGCCTCAAGCAGATTTGGCAGACATTAACGTAGCCTCTATTCGAGATGCACAAGACCGTGTGTATCGATTGGCGGCGGCAAAAGCAATTGATCCTGTAACAGGCCGCTTGAATCCCCGCATGCTGGAGAAGTTTGCTGCTGAGAACCAGCCTATGCTGGAGAAGCTCGGCATCTACGCTGACTTACAAGACGCCAAAAAAGCTGAACTTGCGTTCCGTGCAATACAAGACCAAAACAGCGAGATCAACAAGACCATTGCAAACCAATCCGCGTTTGCGCAACTGTTGAAGTTTGAGAACCCAACCAATGCTGTCATTGATGCGCTCAACAGCAAGTTCCCGGTCAAGAACATTTCCAACATGGTCAAACTTGCAGGTGCAGGTGGGCCAGATGCAGTCAATGGATTGAAATCCACTTTGTTTGACTATGCTTACACCAAAGCAGGTGGAGATGGCCGCTTCAGCATCCAGGCGTTTAACGATGCATTGTTAAAGCCCTTGGCAACTGGTCAGCCCTCGCTTGTCAACATCATGCGAAGTCAAAACCTCATCACCCCACAAGAGGTGAACAATCTCAAGCGTCTGATGCTTCCAATGATGCGTGTTGAGAAAGCCATGGGCAACAAGAACGAGCTCAATAAAGTCTTGGACGGTGCTGGCGCTGTAGAAGAATTGGCCATGCGCATCGTCGGTGCCAATATTGGTACCTCCGTGTCCGGTGGCGGACCAGGCTCCCTGATCGCGGCCTCTGCCGGCTCGAAGTACGTGCGGGAAATCTTTGACAAGATGCCTAACTTTATGGTGCGAAGTACCATAGAAAAGGCTTTGCAGGACCCGCAAATGATGGCCGCTTTATTGCGTCGTGGCGTGAACAAACAGCAAGAGTCGGGCTTCGTGGAAAACTTTGCTCAATTGCTCGGTCGTACTTTGGCCACGCGCATTCCAGCGCCTTTGAGCATCTACGAGAGTGAAGTCCCACGAGCAAACCTAATCCAAACTGGGCCTCCTGGTAGTTCTGCGCCACCAATGCGCAAATTGCCACCAGCGGCACCGTCCAAAGGCGTCCCTGGCCTCTTTGACAAGAAGCCGGGTGCACAGGCCCCTGCTCCCGGCGCTCAGTCGTCAGCCAGCCGTGCGATGTTCCAGTCACTCTTTCCCAATGACGCTATCAGCCCGATGCTGGCGTCTCAGGGAGCGGTACCGCCTGCTGCCTAAACTGCTCGACACGCTTCATCCAAGCATCCTTGTGGTTCTGAAATTCACGGCCAGTGGTCGTGAATTCCTGCGTCGTGCCGTTTTGAACGCTCACCAGGATGGCTCCAAAATCGATATTCGTGCCGTGGATGATGTCATGGGCCAAAGCATAGGCGGCAAGTTGATGGAAATAGTCCTCAATCCACTCCGCCCGCTTAGGTTTGACTGACTGCTTAAAGTCAACAATGGCTGGCCGCCCACGGTACACGCCCACAAAGTCTGTTGTCCCTGCATATTTCCCAGGGTAATAAAGAGATACCTCTGACCCCCATATTTCTGACATATAGGGAAAGTAAGTGTTAACCAACCTGTACCCCATCTCATAACCTTTAGTCATAAGCCAGTTGGTTGGACGTGGTAAATCCCTATAAGCAATCATGCGCTCGATGACGTTGTGCATGTGGGTGCCCACACTGGCGGCTTCGTTTTTGATACGCTCCGCTTCCGCCTCACCAACCCTCGCGGCCCACGCGTCAAGATGCGCCCGGTCCTTGGTGGCGGACAGAATCCGGGTGACGCTGGGCAATCTGTCGTCGCCGTAGACACGTCCCTCTGGTGCGTTTATTTGCTCGAGCTTTTCGTACACGTAGAGCTTGCGAATGGGGATCAAATCAACCATTGTTTAAAGTCCTCTCCCATCACCTGGGTGGCAATGTCGATTTTGTCGCGCAAGGCCTTGACGATCTTCTCGTCCACGGTGCCAACGGCAATCAAGTCAATGTAGGTCACGTTCTTTGTCTGGCCAATGCGGTGCGCGCGGTCTTCCGATTGCAGGCGCTTTTCCAAGTCAAAGCTGTTGCTGTAGTAGACCATGGTGTGGGCAGCGGTCAGGGTCAAACCATAGCCGCCCGTGCTTGGGTTGCCAACAAAGAAACGCATCTCGCTATTCGGTTTTTGAAACTCCTCCAAGACGCGCTTTCGCTCGTCATCAGGTGTGTCGCCGTAGTACATACCTACCGAGTTCATGCCGTACTCCTTGGACAAGGCCAGCTTGATGGCTTCGATGTCATGGCGGTAGTTGGCCCAGATGATGATCTTGCCGTCAGTCTCCTCGACAACAGACAGGAGCTCACCAATGCGGTTGTTGGGCAACTCAATGACTTCGCCATTGTCTAGCTTCACATGCCCACAGACAATCTGATGCAAGCGCATCAGCTGTGTAAGTGCATTGACAGTGCTGGTGACGCCCTCCTTAAACTGGGACAGCGCCATGGACTTCATCTGCAAGTACGCACGTTTTTGCTCGTCAGTCAGGTCCACTTCACGCTTGACGTACAGTTTGTCGGGCAGGTCCAGGCATTCCTCTTTGGTTACCCGAAAGCTGAAGCGGTCGAGCTTCTCCTTGAGCTCATCCAGCCGGCGGTATCCAACGACCTGTTTGAAGCTGTGAGTCGCCACACTGCGCTCAATCACAACGGCGTAGCGCGCCTGGAACGAGTAATAGCTTGCCGCATTTAAACAGTTGGGGGACAAAAAGGCACATTGCTGGTACAGGTCCATAGGTGACTTGGTCACCGGGGAGCCCGTAGCAATGCGCTTGAACCGCGCACCACGGCCCACCTTCTCAGTGCTCTTTGACCTAGCCGAGGTGGGCGTCTTGATGGTGGTGCTCTCGTCAATCACCATCATCGCGTCGTGGCACAGCAAAAACCGGCTGGCGTATTTCGACCCCTTGGTCGTGGAAAACGCCTCAATGTTCATGACCAGGATTTTCAAGTCCTCGGTGATGTCAAACAAGCTGTTCAAGGCCTGCTCTTCAGCCTTCCTGGGTTGCGGATTCCATATCGCCATGCGATATTGAACATGTTCGGGTATATGCTTAGGAATCTCCGTGTCAAACCAGTTTCGGTAGACGCCTTTCGGTGCTACTATCAACACCCCGTTTAGCAATCCCTTGTCGTAGAGCATGGAGAAATTGTTGATGAGCATGTAGCTCTTCCCAGTTCCCATATCTGCAAACAAAGCTGCTACTGGGGCGCTCCAGTGGCGTTGAAGATAGGCCTGTTGATGGACAAAAGGCTTGTTCCTAAAGGGATAAGTTTCTAAAAAGTTATCAGTCATTTCTTTCTTTCTTCCTGGGGTTGCGGTCCAAGTTTTTGTAGTGTACACTAGTCGCTCATCTTAAGAAAGGAGAATTTGTGGCAACCGAAAAAAGCGCAACTGTCTACGTAATTCAGGAGACATTGCAGCACAACATATCAGGCGCAATGGCATATGGAAGCATTGAAATCATGCTTCCTGATAATGCTCAAATCGCCTTTTCAAGCGTGCCAACAGTGCGAAGAATTCAGCGTAAACTGGAGAAGTTCAGTGATGCTGATTATCTGCTGTTGATTGGAGACCCGTCTGCAATTGGTATCGCATGTGCAGTGGCCGCTGCAAAAAATAATGGCCGATTCAAGTGTCTCAAATGGGATAAACGAGAAAAACGTTACATACCAGTTGAGGTTGATTTATTTAAGAAAGGAGAACCATATGAGTCTTACGACCCAGTTTGAACAAGATGCAGATGCACTTAAGATACAGGACAGCGATTTAGTCGGTGTTGCTGCAATGGCCAAGCGCGCAAAAGAGCTTGAGAAAGAGCTTGAGGACCTTGAGGAGACTGTGAAAGAAAGAAAAGCACAGTTTCGCAAGTTGACCGAAGAATCTATTCCAGAGGTGCTGGCGCAGATGAATCTGAGGTCATTCAAAATGTCTGACGGCTCTTCAATTGAGGTCAAGCCTTTCTACAGCGCATCGATTCCAGAAGCACGCCGTGCTGAGGCCTTTCAATGGCTTCGCGAGCGTGGCATGGATGACATTATCAAAAACACTGTCAGCGTCCGTTTTGGGCGCGGCGAAGACGAGCTTTGCTCTCGTCTATTGAATCTGCTTGGTGAGTCCGGCTACCCTGCCGAACAAGCCGAGAAGATAGAACCCATGACTCTCAAGGCATGGGTTAAAGAACAGGTGGAACGAGGAAACGAGTTTCCCACCGAACTTTTTGGCGCATTCATTGGCCAAAAGGCAACCATTAAATCTGCTTAAACGAAAAAAGGAAATCGAATCATGGCTAAAAACGACTTAGCAACCAAGGACTCATCCACTGCAATCGCAATGGTGAGTAATTTTGAGCAAGATGCGGCATCAAGCTTTGCCGGCATGGGCCAGGAAGACTTTGCGCTTCCGTTTCTGAAACTGCTCACCAACACTTCCCCCGAAGTAGGTGAGATTGAGGGTGCCTTACCTGGCATGATCTACAACTCTGTCACAGGCGAGTTGTATGACGGCAAGAAGGGCATCACCGTGGTCCCTTGCGCTTATGTACGTCAGTACATTGAGTGGGCTCCACGTGGCAGTGGTAGCAGTGGTGCACCTATCCATATCTATCCTGCAACGAGCGACGTCTTGACAAAGACGCACCGCGATCCAAGCGACAACAAAGAGTACTTGGACAACGGCAACTACATCGAGAATACCGCCAATCACTATGTGATGGTGATTGATTCTGCGGGCGTCCCAAGCCCTGCATTGATTGTGATGAAGTCCACGCAACTCAAAAAGTCGCGCAAGTGGAACAGCATGATGCAGTCGGTCAAGATGCAGGGAGCGAACGGCATGTTCACGCCTCCTATGTACAGCCAGATGTACCGTCTAAGTACAGTTGGTGAATCAAACGACAAGGGTAAGTGGTTCGGTTGGGAGATTGAGCGTATTGGCCAAGTGGACAAAGACGACATTTATCTGAGTGCAAAAGCTTTCTCGACTCAGGTGAGCGTTGGCGACGTCAAGGTCAAGCATGAAGGTGATGCTGAAGCCTCAGGAAACAAAGCGCCATTCTGAAATTCGGGGCCAAAAGCGGATGCTGCGTGACTCTGAAGTGAAGCGCATAGTAAGCAGTGCAGCGAGTAGGCCCCACCTACCCGAGAAAGCAGAATGACCGACATCACACGGTTCAAGGCCATATTCTCTGGACTAGATATTGCCTATGGAACATACAAAATTGAAGGATCGCGCGGGGATGGCAAACAGGCAGGAAAAGCAGTTGTTGTCCGCAAACCTCCCACCGACGATCTCTGGGAAAAACATCTCACAGGCGTTGAGCCAAGTCTTGGAATTATCCCAATCAGGGCGGATAACTCCTGCATCTGGGGCTGTATTGATATTGACCAGTATCCATTGGATCATGCTGGCCTAGTCAAGAAAATAAAAAGCCTGGAGTTACCTCTTGTTGTTTGTCGCAGCAAGTCTGGTGGCGCGCATGTCTTCTTGTTCACCAAGGAGCCTATTGTTGCCGCACGCATGCAAGAGTACTTGAAGGCTTCTGCCGCATTGCTGGGAGAAGCTGGGCGAGAAATCTTTCCGAAACAAGCTGAAATACTTGTGGACCGTGGCGACACGGGCAACTTCCTTAACCTGCCGTATTTCGGTGGCGACCAGACCATGCGCTACGGCATCAAGGAAGATGGCAGTGCCGCTACCTTGGAAGAGTTCTATGAGATGGTCGAGGCCAACATACAAGGCACTGACCTGGTTGTGCCGCAACCCCCAAAGAAGGCCGAGCAAGTCATCCCAGACGGCCCTCCGTGTCTTCAAGCCCTTTGCACGCAAGGCATCCCTGAAGGCGGGCGAAACAACACCTTGTTCAACGTGGGAATCTATCTTAAGAAGATTCACCCTGTGAATTGGGAGAACCCGCTCATTGAACACAACTTCAAGTACGTCCATCCTCCGCTGCCAAACAACGAAGTACAGATACTGGTCAAGCAACTCAACAAGAAAGACTACCGGTACAAGTGCAAGGACGCACCGCTTAATTCTTTTTGCAACTCTGGACTTTGCAGGACTCGCAAACACGGGGTCGGGGCCAACGGACCTGATGCACCACAGCTGTCTTCTTTGTCAAAGTACAACTCCGAGCCACCACTATGGTTCTTGGATATCAATGGCAAGCGCATCGAGCTCGATACCGATCACCTCTACAACCAAAACATGTTTCAAAAGGCTTGCGTAGACAAGATCAACGTCTTGCCTCCCACGTTGCGCAAACAAGATTGGGAGCAGATGCTCAACGCGTTGCTCAAGGAAATGGTCGAGTCAGAGCAGATACAAGAGGCCACTGACGACACAAGTATCACAGGGCGCTTTGTGGACTTGTTAGAGGAGTTCTGTACCCACTTGCAACAGGCCATGGACCGCGATGAGATTTTGCTTGGCCGCCCATGGACAGATGAAGAAGAGGCGAAGACCTATTTCCGCATGAAGGATTTGGAAGCGCATTTAAAGCGCAACAACTTTGTGGGCCTGACTGCACCAAAGATGGCACAACGATTACGAGACCTGGGTGGAGAACCCATTCCACTGTTTCTCAAAGGCCGCGCAACACGGTGCTGGAGACTGCCAGGATTCAAGAAGCAAGACGCACCTTTTAACACCCCTGAACAAAAGAAACGGAGCCCATTTTGAATGATGAAGAACGCCCATTGAAGATGGATAACTTTGAAGATTGCTTCATAGGCACTTGCTGCACATGGCACGGCAACCAAAGAGTAGAGCGGCTGATATACAGCGGCGACAAGATGGTGGACAAGCTTACAACAGACGACAGCATGGACATAAATGACGCCTTGGAGTACATCGAGTTCAATATCGAAGGTGCCTACGTAGGCCCGCACACTCCGATCATCTTGTGGGAATGCACGCTGGAAGATATCGAGGAACGTTATGGAGATTAGAAAAATCTTCGGCCCTCCAGGCTCTGGCAAGACAACGTTCTTACTGAACATCGTTGAGCAGGAACTGGGAGACGGCGTTCCATCTTTGAACATTGGCTACTTTTCTTTCACTAGAAAGGCTGCCAACGAAGCACGGGACCGCGCCATCACCAAGTTCCCTAACCTCAACCCGGACCTTGACTTCCCCTGGTTTCGCACACTTCACAGTCTGGCCTACCGCTGTCTTGGCATCGGCACAAAAGACATGATGTCGCCAGAAGACTACAAGGCCTTTGCCAAAGAGGCAGGCATTGAGCTCTCCATTGAGAACGGTGACGAGGACTTCATGGTGAAGGTGGACAACCCAATCCTGAACGAGATCAACATCGCACGGATCAAGGGCCTGGACCTGCGCACCCACTACAACCAAAGCAGCATGGACATTGAGTGGTTCCACTTTGAGTTTGTGGAACGCGCTTACCGGCACTACAAGCAAAGCCATGCGCTCTTGGACTTCACTGACCTGCTCGAGCAGATCGTGCATCAGCCAGAGAGATTGCCAAAGTTGGATGCGCTGATCATTGACGAGGCACAAGACCTCTCCCGCTTGCAATGGGACCTGGTGACAGAGTTGGCCAAGAGGTCTAAGCGTTCTTTTTTAGCCGGGGATGATGACCAGGCCGTCTACAACTGGGCAGGGGCCGACGTCGATAGTTTTCTAAACTTTAGCGGCGCAATCACCATCCTCGATCAATCCTATCGCGTGCCTGCCAAAATCCACGCGATCGCAAACACAATTGTGCACCGCATCAAAAAGCGCCAGCCAAAGGTTTGGAAAGCTCGCGCTGAAGAGGGGCACATCCATTACTACAACGACTTCTCGCATGTGGACATTACCCATGGCAACTGGCTAATTCTTGCCAGTACCAACTACATGCTCTCTGAGATGCACACGTGGATCAAGAGCCAGGGCCTGCTGTTCGAGCGCCACGGACAACGGAGCATTTCAGAAGGCATCCTGTCTGCCGTCCTGGGCTGGGAAAACCTAAGACGCGGCAAAGAATTGCCGTTCCCTGTTGTGAAGAACGTCTACAAGTATTTGGGCTCCGATTTCATCAAGCACGGGTACAAAGGACTACGGCTCGCGGACCCCAACGGCGCGTACAGCATGGAACGCCTGAGACAAGAACAAGGGCTCTTGGCCCCGGACATCATCTGGCACGAGGCACTGCTCAAGATCGGTGAGGACAAACGGGACTACATCATCGCCCTCTTGCGACGCGGCACAAAGCTCACGGGCAACATCCCCATCAAGCTGTCCACGATCCACGGAGCCAAGGGCGGAGAGGCGGACAACGTGCTACTGCTCGGGGACCTCTCTACGCGCTTTGCCAAGGAATACGAGCGTAACTCGGACGACGTGAACCGATTGCTGTATGTGGGCATCACCCGCGCCAAGCAAGCATTGCATTACGTGCTTCCAAAGAATGAATTAAAGGGGTTTCGCCTGTGAAAACAATGCCTATGTTTCCGACGCTCACCGAGTGGGTGCCGCCGGAGACTTTCCCTAACCTGTCCACCGCCAAGGAGATTGCAATTGACTTGGAGACTTGTGACCCGCATATGGAATCTTTTGGGCCGGGATGGCCCCGTAATGACGGCTTCATTGCTGGTTACGCTGTGGCTGTTGACGGTTGGAGCGGATACTATCCTGTTGCTCACAGCGGTGGTGGCAATCTTGATAAACGTCTTGTTGAGCGGTGGGTAAAAGATGTCCTGGCTACTGACGCTGACAAGATCATGCATAACGCGGCTTATGACTGCGGTTGGCTCAGGGCCAACGGTTTCACTATCAACGGCCGAATTTGCGACACCATGCTTGCCGCCCCGCTTCTCGACGAGAACCGCTTCTCGTACAGCCTCAATGCGCTTGGCTTCGATTACCTTAAAGAGGTCAAGTCAGAGGCCGCTCTCAAACAGGCTGCTGCCGACTTTGGCGTTCATCCCAAGAAAGAATTATGGAAGCTACCCGCCATGTACGTCGGGGAGTACGCCGAGCAAGACGCGGCGCTGACTTTGAAACTGTGGCAACACTTCAAGACCAAGATGCGCCAAGACGAGGTCGAATCCATCTTCGACCTGGAGACAGCGGCCTTTCCCGTGCTGTTGGAGCTCACCTTGAAGGGCATCCGCTTTGACCGGGAAAGGTGCGAGAAAACTATCCACAAACTTGTCCAACGGGAGAAGGCCATCTTTGCAGAGCTCAAGTCTTTGTGTGGAGGAACTGTGGATATCTGGGCGGCCGCCAGCATTGCCCATTCGTTTGACAAGCTGGGGATTGCTTATGGCAAGACCGCCGCCGGCGCGGCAAGCTTCACAAAAGGCTTCCTCGATTCCTGTGACCATCCTGTGGCCAAGCTGATTGTTGAAGCGCGAGAGACCAACAAGACCCACAGCACGTTCTTGCAGCCTTACCTCGACTTCAGCGCCAAGACAGGAAGAGTTCACCCGCATGTGAATCAGATGCGCAACGACGAAGGCGGCACGATCACCGGCCGTCTGTCCATGAACAGCCCCAACCTCCAGCAAGTGCCCGCTCGCCACGAGATCATCGGGCCCATGGTGCGCTCGCTCTTTTTACCGGAAGAAGGTCAACTGTGGGCGGCCAACGACTTCTCCTCCCAAGAACCACGGCTCTTGGTGCACTACGCCACGCTCTTGGACCTGCCCGGTGCAGAGAAGATGGCTGAGGCCTATAGGGAAAATCCCGATACCGACTTCCACCAAATGGTTGCCGATATGGCAGGGATCAAGCGAAAGGATGCCAAGACCATCGGCCTTGGTCTTTGTATTGCGGAGGGCGAAATGGTCCTTACGGACAGCGGCCTTGTTCCAATTGAGAACGTGACGGAAGTGCATAAAGTATGGGATGGGGTAGAATGGGTAGCACATGAAGGAGTGGTCTTCATGGGAACCAAAGAGGTCCTCACTTATGGCAATCTCACAGCAACACCGGACCATGACGTCTGGACAAACGAATCAGGGAAAATTCCTTTCCGGCTCGCAGCATCAAGACTGGATGCACTTGTTTTCACCGGAGATGCTGAACAAGCAGTTCGGTATGTGGACGGTCATCAGCAGGGAGGTTCAGCGCGTAGGAAAGCATCAATACGCGAAGGTGCGCTGCGCTTGTGGGGCCGAGGACTGGAAGCTCTTAGACAACTTGAAGAGTGGAAAATCTACAATGTGCAAGCCCTGCACTATGCGAAAGCAGCATGCGGGGAGGGGGCACTTGATTGTGGATTCCAACGAGATGAAATCCCTGCAAAGAAGGGCCACGGCGGCGATGCAGAGATGCCAAAATCCCAAAGACAAGGGCTGGAAACATTATGGTGGCCGTGGAATTCAATGCGAGTTTCCCTCAGTAAAGGCGTTTGTGGAATATTTGACGTCCTTGCATCCTGCTTCAGATTGGGAGGGCATGACCATAGACCGGATCAACAACGAGGGGAACTACGCAGTCGGGAATATCCGAAAGGCTTCCTACCGAAAGAACAACCTGAACAGAAGAAATACTCGAAAGTCTATGACATCGTAAACGCGGGGCCTAGACATCGTTTTACTGTGTCCAATGTCCTGGTGTCTAACTGCTACGGTATGGGCAAGGCAAAGCTGGCCCATGAGTTGGACTTGCCTATGGAAGAGGCCAGCGAGCTAATTGGCATCTTTCACACTAAGGTGCCTTTTCTTAAAGGCACCATAAACGCGGTCATGAAACGGATTGAACACCCTGCGTCTGGTGGGTCCATCAGGACGCTACTTGGACGCAAATGCCGCTTCCCGCTGTACGAGCCCGTACAGTGGGGCGTGAACAAGGCGCTTCCCTACGAGCAGGCCATCGTGGAATACGGCCCAAGGATCAAGCGCGCGGCCACCTACAAGGGCCTGAACAAACTGATCCAGGGGTCAGCCGCCGACCAGACCAAGGCGGCCATGGTGGCGTTGCACAAGGCTGGGTTTCACTTGATGCTTCAGGTTCACGACGAGATTGCCCTGAGCGTCAACACAGAGAAGGAAGCACGCGAAGCGGCCCATATCATGGCGACCGCCGTTGACCTGGAGGTTCCCTCCCGGGTGGACGTGGAGATGGGCCCAAGCTGGGGTGAAGCCAAGTAAAAGGTATGATTGAAGGGAAGCTTCTTGCAGTTGCTTCAGTCAGTCTCCTTTATAGGCTAGGGTAACTCCTAGCCTATTTTTTTGTTGCAAGTCTTAAAGATTTTCGATACACTGCAAGCCAGATCACAGAAAGGAGAGTCAATGACTTTAAAGAAACCAGGAAGAAACATCCCGCCAGTACAGCGTCTTAAGCCTTGGATGTCTGTTGCCATTCGCATGGAGACCTACGCTAAGTTGAGAGAGATGAGCGAGTTCTACGGCAGGGGAATGGGGGACCAGATGCAAGTCTTGGTAGACCCGGCGTTCGAGATTGCATTAAAAGCGGCCGAAGAACGAGAGGCCATCATCGAGAGTGGCGAAACACCCCCACCAAAACCCAAGCCAAAAACCCGCCTCAAAAAAGGTAAACAGGTTGCCAAACATGTACAAGTCAAACGTCCAGTTGTCCGTAAATATTATCTTTGATATGTTGCCTCCTATGGAGGTTGACGGCTCATGGCTCCCGGAGCAAGTGGAGATCAAGTCCATCTATTTGGATGCGAATTCTGTTCGCAGCAAGAGTGGTCGTGGGCGAATAGACATCACACGTGCATTCAGTCAAGATGAGCTCATAAACTTTGAAGACGAGATTGCCAGTCGGCAATATCAATTGCCTTTTGAGGAAAACTAAAAATGATTGTTAACAGACTAATGCATGTGTCTCAGATGACACGTGACAAGGACCTGTCAGCCCTGCTGAAAGAAGCAGCGGATTTGATAGATAACTTGCAGACATGGAAGATACGTTGGGCTGAAAGAGACTTGGCTTATCAGCATCTGTATGACGAGTACAGACTGGCTTGTGCGCAACTCAACCCTGAACAGATCGATTCCATCGGCACAATGGTCAAGTATAAAAGGATGCACGAGGAATTAATGAAACAAGAGGAGAATAAGTCATGAAGATTTCTCAAGTTCGATTCGACGAGTTTATCGGCCCACGGACCTTTGCTGATGACCACGGGTGGTCTGCTGTTGTTTGGCAACACGCATGGGAGGCCGCTCTTGAAGAGGCCGCAAAAAGATTCGATACAATGCCCACAGCGGATAATTCTGGTGTATCATCCGCTCAATACCTAAGAAAGATGAAAGGAGAATGACATGCCATTTAAGCCACTGCTTCGCGCATTTCCAAGTGTTCTTGTGAGAGACAGTAAGGGAATGTTGCTGAGAGATTATTTTGCTGCTGGTATCGCAAGTGGCTACGTTTACTTCATGGGTTGCGACCCGGATGCGAGAGGCCAGATATGCGATCTACAGAACGCTGACAACAACGCTGAGGCCATTGCACGCAGTGCGTACAAGATTGCGGATGCGATGTTGAGAGTGCGTGAAGAGAAACAAGAAACGCAAGAGCCCGCCGTCCCTCCCGGCACCTTAGTCGAGACAGGGAGTGAAGAATGAATTGCCCGGAATGCGGAGCCTGGACCACGATCAGCGAGACACGCCTGACAGTTATGCGCTACAGGCGCAGACGAGAGTGCGGCAACGGACACAAATTCACGACCGAGGAGGTCGTGGTTTCACAAGAACAACTCAACTCAGAGTTGAATGGGCGCTTGAAGGCCTTTCGAGAGAAGGAGCCCAAAGGCAATCCCACAGAGAAGAGCAACTGCAACAACCAACCACAAAGGAGTTTCACATGAGTACCAAGATTTCCGCTAAAGCCCAAAAGGTCTATGAGTTTTTTAGAAAAAATCCCTCCGCAAGTGCCTCTGCGACAGCGGCCAAGCACAAGATGAGCATCTCCAACGTCTACAAGATGCGCGCCCGCGCCTTGGAAGACCTGAAGAATTTTGTCGCCCCCGAGATGTTGCCCATGCCCGAGGTCAAGTCCTCTTGGCAGAAGGTTGTCGAGGAGGTTGAGAGCGTGAGCGTGGACAAGACCCTTGACGCACGGGCAGAGATGTATGGCAAGTTCAAGGATGGTGCGGCGTTGATGCAGTCCATCAAACGCACCTTGGCAGACCACGCGGCGAAGCATGGTAAGACCTTTGCCGATGACCAATGGGAAGCTCTTGAGATGATCGTCCACAAGATCGGGCGCATTGTCAACGGAGACCCCGACGTCACCGACCACTGGGTGGACATTGCCGGCTACGCCACACTGATCGCCGAGAGGCTTGAAGGTAACGCCCGTTAATCATGATCGAGGTCGTTCGCGCCTACATGGGCATTGCCCGGGGCACCCATGGGGAGCGGTGGGTCAGGATCAAAGAGAGTATGGTCTACCGCTGTACAGAATGTAAACAGGCCTGGGACTCACGGACCACGGCCCAGGGACACAGTTGTCCAAAGAAAGAAACAACGAACAAGGAGACATTATGAATTGGGGCGCACTTATCGGGCTAACGTGTTTTATCGCATGGCTCACGCACATCTTTACCTGCTTTGCGCATGCAATGTGGGGGTTCTTGGTCGCCGGGGCAATTTTCTTTCCGATTGGAATCTTGCATGGTTTCTATCTTTGGTTTCATTGAGGAAGAGAGATGACTGAGAATATTTTGGAATCATTTTCACTAAATTTTGACCGTGGTAGTCCTGACGATTACACGTGGATTGACCTTGGTAATTTTGACAACTTATCACAAGAGGAGGAGGATCGGTTGGCGGATAAATTTCCCTGTTTATTTACTAACCGTCCTGATGAGTTGTTTTTACCGTTTGAGAAGATAGGTTTTGTTCGTAAGGTGGGCGGAAGCAAGGGAAACGCGTTGTCAATAACGGTAGAGCGTATTGGGGATGAGTTGCTTGGAGTGCTCAGGGGGAGAGCAGGGGATATTGCTGAAATTTGGCATGTACATACGGATGAAGTGCGTGTTCGCTTAACAGAGAACTTTAATGTAGAAAACTACTTAAGGACCATGACAGGCGAAGAGCAAGAGGAAAGAATCAAAACGCATGGCTCTATTGAGCAGTATCTTGGAGTTGCTTGGAAGTGCATGATTAATGCGCAGTATTTGCAATACATGCGGGTATCGGTGGATATGCGTGAAACGATAACGGCGTATACGGCGCTGCCCTCTGCGGCCAATGCAAAGCGGGTGCGTAAAAACAAGAAGCCTATCTACAGTTGGACGGTGATTGACGTGACAGCGCAACATGAAAAAGAAGAGATTGTGGCAACAGGCAATGGCCACGCAAGTCCTAGAAGGCACAGAAGACGTGGGCACTTCCGCCAGTATTTAAGTGGCCGTAGAACGTGGGTCAATGAGATGATGGTGGGGAAAATTGAATTTGGGTATGCGCAACATAGTTACACGGCACATTCAAAAAAAGAGTCAGTAAATGGATGAGGATACAAAACTGGTCCTTGAGGCGTGGCGCGTGCTGCTGGTAGAAAACCAAGCGTTGCGCGAACGCATTCATCTTTTGGAGAAAGAGCATGTTAGAGAACGTATTCGTGTTGACGATTCTTTTGCTGATTGGCGGCGCACTGGTAGTCGTCGTCGGCGCAATGATGATAGCGATGATTGATTTTTTACAGAATGGAGACAGAGATGGACAGTGATAACAAATTTTGGTTATGCGCGTGGGGCATGGGGTTGGTGGCGCTGATTACGTTGATAGTGTGCATCACCATCAATGCCCACGGAAAGCGGGACAAGTGGGAGAAGGCTGTCAGTAATGGCGCTGACCCAATGGTGGTAGCTTGTGCATTGGATGGCGTAAACGGTCATGCAGAAGCGGCTATCTGTTCGATCTTGGCGCAGGGGAAGGCGAGATGATTGAACCAACAACACCAGATGAAGACGAAGCGTTCAACGAGATTGAGCGCATGGCAAAGCAACGCATGGCAGCTGTGAGGGCGCAGATCGAAAGCCAAGAGCCAACTGGCTATTTGTGTGAAAACGCAGTGGGTCATAAATACTTTCGGTGGAAGAAGCCGTCCAGTACATACAAACCGATTGCTCTTTACGCCCAACCAACAAGAAATGATGTCATCGAAGAAGTGGCACAGCACATTGAGAAGCTGACAGGTTTTGGACAAGACACCATCAGTTCGTTTGCAATCTATATCAGGGGGATGAAGAAATGAGTGATGAGCAACAAGCCTTTCCGGACGGACTACTGAACCAAGATGGCATGACTTTGCGTGATTACTTTGCGGCAAGGGCAACTGAAGAAGACATCAAGCATTACGAGCGAAGCGAAGATGGGGAAATGGTAGGGGTAGACACACTGGGTACAGAATGGAGACGACCTCGAATCATTTACCACACACGAGAGGAAGCCAAATATCGGTACGCAGACGCAATGTTGAAAGCGAGGGAGCAATGAGTTTCAGAGAATCAACAATCAAATACATCAAAGATGTAATGCGAGCAAGAACCATCCATGAGGTCATTGCCAAAGAGTTGCACGAAGCACACCTACGCAAGCTGGAAGCTGAGACTGCGGCTGAGTATGCGTATGCGGCTATCCAATACAACGAGCAACGTATTGCTCGGTTGACTGCACGTCTGACTGAACACACGGAAGAAGGGGACTACGCATGATTGAAGTATTGAAACAGGCGCTTGAGGCGTTGGAAACTGAGGTGTCTATCGACTGGACAAACAATGATGAGTTTAATGCGTCAGCAGAAAAAATGCACGATGCCATCACATCCCTGCAACAAGCCATTGCAGAGTTGGAAAGCCAAGAGCCTGTGGCGTGGTTTAGATACCAACAAGGAAGTCGTGTTTATTACGACACAAAAAAGTGGGATGACTGCCAACCTCTCTACACCCAGTCTGCATCAGACTACGAACGTGGGTTCATTGATGGGATGCAAAAGCAAATGCAGTCCAGTGTGGACAAGGCGGTCAATGCCATGTCACAGCGCACATGGGTGGGGCTGACGGCGGATGAAAAATCTTTTGTTTACGATCAAGTCAAACAAATTGTTGACAGCAAGCCGTTTTGGGTGAGGTTTGCAGATGCCATTGAAGCCAAATTAAAGGAGCGCAACAATGCTTGACCGACTCATTCTCAGTGCGGTGTTAACCACAGTGGGGTTCAATGGTTTATTCCCTGACCCGCCACCGCCACCCGCACCGCTGACGCTGAAACAGAAAGCAAAGAACAAATCTGTCAGTGCGGTATGTAACCGCAAGAAAGGGCAAAAGCAAAGCAAGACAGTCAAAGAAATGTGCGAGAAATGGGAGAGACAACGCAATGGATAACCACGCAACAAAAGACACCATCGGAGACAAAACTGTCTATCTCGAAGAAGGGTGGTACACTCTTGACGAGCTCCAGGCCTATGTCGATAATGTCAAACGAGTTGAACAAGCAAACCCTAGAAAGGAAGAAAGTAATGAAGACAATCAAGAGTTATTCTGAAGTACTGGCCCTCACCACGTTGTGGGTCTACGCTATGGCAATATTCGCCGTGGCAATGGACATCTTTGTTTGGAGGGCCTAAACAATGGAACAATACTATTTTGTTTTTTATTGCGACGAGCTCTGCGTAGACCTGGAGTGCGAACTGGAGTACGAAGGAGCCGAGCCCGAAGTGGGCCTCAAGGACTCCATGACCCTGGTCAGCGCCATACCAAAGAACGCGCCAGGGTCCGCCACCAGTTCAAACCTGGATATCCTGCCCATCATGAAGCTCGAGTTGGTGGACGAGATCGAGGCGGCCGCGCTTAAAGACATACACGACACAGAAATGGACTTTTAATCATGAAACCAGCAATTTTTACAACAGACGAGCCGCCCGTGCACATCGACGACATCCAGGTCAAGGAGTACATCCTGGAACTCAGACGCCGCATCGAAGTCATGAATGTGCAGATGGAGACCCTGGTGAGGCAACTCCACTCAATCAAGGAGCGGGTTAATGAACTCACCAAAGGACAAGGGTAAACCCGAGAATACTCAGTACCTGCCTGAGTTTGACAAGCTCATGTCGAGTTTGATGCAAATGTACCTACTTAGGATTAACGGGGAGGACATCGTCCTCTTCGGACCAATGTTGGGTTGGCCTGAGGAAAAAGACATTGAAGTGGAAAGTATTGGATTTGGGGACCTGGTCAGGGTGGCAGACGTGATAGAGATGCTACAGCGGATGAATGGGCGGGGTGGCGAGGGAAGTGTGATGGGTAAATTACAATGAATAACGGACCACGGACTACGGACAAAGGATTAAAAAATGAGTTTTTCGCATCTATATAGACTTTTTGACCAAAAGAAAAAAATAATTTATTTTTTTTATTTTAGACGTAATAGATGTAATGGTGTAATAACGTAATGTAATCAACGAGTTATGAGAGTACAGTACATTACAGGGTGTGTATAGGAGTAATTTATATAAAATGCGCGCGCAACTTTTTTTTTGAAAAAAAAAAAACTTACTCTTGGGTAAAAAGTCCTTACTGGAACGCTACAAGTACACAGAAATGAAGGTTGATTAAGTTAGAAGGTTTAAAAAGGAGATAGAGATGGCATTGAAGGACGTTTACAACAAGGCTCCGGTGGCCCAAAAGAAGCTGAATCAGCGCCTGGCCAAGCCGGTGAAGCCCTTGAATCAGCAAAAAAAGCCCTTGACGCCCCTGGAATGGAAGTTTGTTCAGGAGTTGGTATCGGGCGCGGGATCGGTCAGCCCTACTGAAGCGGCCAAACGGGCCGGGTATGCTGAAAAGTCTGCCGCAGTCAAAGGGTATACCCTGACAAACCCTGAATACCACCCCAATGTGGTGGCCGCGATCCAGGAATACCGGGCGGAACTGGCCCTGAAGTACGGAACGACCTACGAGAGGCACATGAAGGACATGCAGACCATCAGGGATGCCGCCCTGACCGCAGGGGCCTATGGGGCCGCTGTACAGGCCGAATACCGCCGTGGACAGGCCCTGGGCACCATCTACATCGATCGCAAGGAGATAAGGCACGGAACGATCGATTCCATGAGTAAGGAGGAGGTTGTGCGCAAACTGGAGGAAATCAAGAAGCTGTACGGAGGCCCGCCCCCGACTGCGATCCTGGAAGTCCAGGCCACCGAAGTGGCGGCCAGCGTGGAGCATGATCCTGAATTCGACCCGAATGCTATTTTGAAGGAAACCAAAAATGCCAGTCAAGCCCGAGAGCGCGCTATACAAGCGGATAAAGGAAAACCTACTGAATTGCCGGATAACGAGGCTTGAGTCCAGGGTAGGCCTGGGGATTCCGGATTGCCTGATTGCATTTCCTGGAAAGTGGGTGATGTTGGAGCTCAAGGTGGTCAAGCGCGGCAAGAAGGTCAGCCTGAGTCCGCATCAGATCGCCTTTCACCTGGTGCATGCGGAAATGCGGGTACCGACCTTTATCCTGGTCCAGTACTTTGCACCCGGGGTCACCCAGGGAGGCCGGACTGAGCTACTGCTTTTCAAAGGTAGCCAGGCAGAGGAACTTCACCAGTTGGGCGTGGATGCGGAGCCGCACGACAGCTGGGTTTTGACCGGGCCGGTTTGGCACATGCTCAGACTGAGATTAATTGAAGGTTAGGGAAAGCACCTAGAGACGTATCGAAAAAACATGTACAATGCGATCCACCAGGCGAATGTTTCCCTGGTGAATCAACCTAGAAAGAGAGAAAGATATGCCAGTTTCATTGAAGAAGCGCGATAAGTACGAAGAGGTTTATCGCAAGCGGTTGGCTACAAACAAGGCCGCCTTTGACCAAATGACAGAGGAGCAACAAAAAGTTGTGCGGGACACCCAAGTGGCGTTACGCAGTTTTGTTTCTGACTTTTCTGATTCGTTTGACGTGACCACAAGCACCGCACGTGAGTTGCAGGATTGCTTTTGGCGCATGAACAATGCGTTTAGGACAGAGGAGGATTCAGAATGAAAGTTAATCTCCAATTGCGCGCCCAGTATGGACTGGGAACTGTCCATGCATACCGGAAACTCATTGGCCGTGAGGGCCCAGTTGATGAGGATGCTGTGACTGACATGCTCACCGATGTTTGGCACATGTGCGAGTCTCTGAACATCGACATGCGTAAATGCCACACCGCCGCGTTACTTCACTTTTGTGCAGAGAAAGAAGGTGCCCAATGAAGGAACAGATTAGAGAACTATTGAAGGAGTGGCACCCTGCTGAAATAGGTCGCCTGGTTGGGATACCAGGTAACGATGCCAAGAAAATTGTTCGGGAGATTTATTTTGAGTGGGGCTATGACGATCCGGACGATTGGGAGGTGCAAGAGGTGGGGGATTGTCAGTTTGTCTTGTTTCTAAAACAAGGTGACGAGTGGATCGACGAGAATGGCGACTACCGGTTTTTTGACACAGCGGAACAGGCGCGTATTCACCTGCATTTTTCGTTGAAGTTGTGGCATGACCAGGTGGCCTTGAACACATTTTCTTGAAAGCTAAAAACCAATGCGTCAATCAAAACTACCTGATCGTTACAGAAAAGTTGATCAGCCGCCCAGGCCACCACCTGGGCCGTTCAAGCTGAGAGATATTTTTAAATTAGCCATGATGGCTTTTGTCAACAACGTGATTAAGAAATAGAAAGCGAGAAAGAAATGAAAGTTAAACAGTTGATTGAAATTCTGATGGAACAACCCGCTGATGCGGACATGTCTGTTTGGATCGATGGCGAGCGCCTCGAGCTGCTCGACGTGGACGTGTCATTTGTTGATGAGCACAATTTTGTAGAACTGAACGCGGGGGAAGATAAATACGTGCATTGTCTTAAATGTGATCATGTGTGGAATGAATCACAGTCACCAAGTGTTTGCTCGCATTGTGGAAATACGGACATGCAACAAACTGTTTATCAGCTCGCCCAGACATTTAGTTGACAAGATTTTTCGATACGTGTTATATTTCACCCAGGTCATGCGATTCGCGCGTGGCCGCAACCTAGAAAGAGAGAAAGAACATGGAAACATTGAATCCAATTTTGAACGCCCTGGTGCAAGACATTGTGCGCCAGTTGACCCCGGTTGTTGTGCAAGCGATTGCTAAGGACCTGGAAGATTACCGGCTCCAAACCGATCAGAAAATTTCTGATGCGTTAGACGTTAGCCGCAACTGGGTGCGCCAGGTTGTGGGTGAAATACTGGACGAGGATCTGCGCGGCCGCGTTGCAGATGTTATTGAAACCATGGACGATCAACACATTATTGACGTTGACGCGATGGCCGCCCGAGTGATCGATAACCTGGACATGGGCGACCTGGCCGAAAAAGTGTTTGAAGAAGTAGACCTCACCGACCTGGCCGAAAAAGTAGTTGACGAGATCGACCTGGAAGACAAAATCAAAGAGTTTTTCAACGATAACTCATTCTCTGTTTCTCTGTCTTAAGGGGCCGACATGGGACTACTTAACGAAACACAAAGTGCGTTGTGCGACATGTACGACGTGCGCCGTGCAGTACCTGACAAAATAAAAAATCAACCTAAAGACAACGAGGGAACAGAAATCACAGTTGGCCAATGCATCGATGACGTGATCTTATTTTTGGAAGAGCTCGAAACCATATACCAGGAGAAAACGCTATGAATAAATCGAACGTAGAAAAAATTCAAGAACTGATGACACGTAGCCCGGCCGGGCCGCTCATGCAAGCTTTTATTCTTGAGGCCGTGCGCCGTTATGCGGAGGACATACTGCGCGAAGATGAGCCCGAAGATAACCCCCGCGCGCTGATATCACCGAAGGCCTGGTATGCATGCGCCGAAGTGGCATATCTTGAATTGAACTAACTGGAGAAAAAAATGCAACAACTGAAACCTTATGCGCTGATGACTTTAAACGAGCGCGCCACCTGGAACCACCGCGCCGCGCAGATGATGGAAAAAATAGGCGGCGGGTTCGCGGCCGCCCTGGCCCTGGCTTATTTTCGCGGAGACGGGACAAACCAGGCGCGCATTTTGGGCGCGTTTGGTGACCTTTTCGAAGTGTATAGAAACCGGGCTTTTGAACAGCTTGAGCTCGAAGACCAGGCCCGCCAGGCCCTGGCCGCTCAGGAATAAAAAAATAATTCTCTATTCACCCGGCCGCGCGCCGGGTTTTTTTTGTGGGGTACTTGCAATTTTTTTGTTTGTGTGTAATATCACAAACACCGGGGCCGTGGTGGCCTTGGAATCAGAAAGTAAGAAAGCGAGAAATTATGCAAACCCTTAAACTGAACTACTTCACCGATCCGGGCCATGGTTGGGTTTCGGTAAAGCTTGAAACCCTTAAAACCCTGGGCATCGCGGAGAAAATTAGCGGGTACTCTTACATGCGCGGAGCTAGTGCATACCTGGAAGAGGACTGCGACCTGGCCGCACTTTTTGCGGCGTGCGATTCCCAGGAAATAAAAATAGAACTGCAAACTAAACACACCGACCGCCGGAGCCCGATCCGCTCATATGCACCATACCGCGCGGGGGCCGTCCATGCTTAAAACAATCCGCCAAAGTAGCAACAAAAAAACCGGACCGATCGCAACAACGTACCGGGCCGGACAGCATCACACGTTCGGCACGTGCCCGAAAACGTGCGCGTTAAACCCGAACGGGCAACATGCGGCCGCCCTGGTGGATCGCGACTATGTGGCCGCCTTATATAACGCGGTACCGCGCAACGGCCAGGCGTGGACGTATTCGCATTTTCACTTTGAAAACCTACCGAAACCCGCCCCCGGTAAAACAACGATTAATTACAGCGCGGACACAATGCCCCAGGCCGTGGCCGCCGTCCGGGCCGGTCACCCGGCCACAGTGGCCGCCCCGGCCGGTACTGTTTGGCCTTACACGTTCGACGGGGTGCAGTTTGTCCAATGCCCCGAACAATTGAGCCCTGAAAATTCCGGGTTTACGTGTGCATCATGTGGCAACGGCCGCCCATTGTGTGCACGTGGTGATCGTGATTATGTGATCGTGTTTGTGGCGCATGGTACCCAGGCGCGAAAAGTGGCCGCCGGTGCGGACGATCCCGGCGGGTGTTATGCGGGCCAGGGTCACGCCGCGATCGCGTGGCATGCCACCAGGAAAACCGGCGCGCCTGATGACGCGGCCGCCGTGGCCGCGTTCGCTCGATCGCTCCCGCCTGGTTCCCTGTTACGTCATCACATCGCGGGAGACCTGGGCCGTGCTAATTAATCCCGCCTTATCCCTGGCCGCCGTGGTGGCCCGGGCGTATACTAGGATTTTCCCTAGTATTGAAAAAAATAATTTCATTATTTTAAAGTTACCGCGTAGAATTCAAACTGCCAGGCCTCGAGCCCGGCACCGCCGCCGGTAGGTCACCGGTTTAGAAACTTAGAATTGGAATTTAATCATGTCTACACTCTCCCAAGCTTCGAAACAATGGGCCACACGTCCCGCCGAAGAACGTTTCACATCATTACCCGGCATGTTAGCTATGCTTGAAACCCAGCGCGCGATTAGTCGCGCCGCCGTTGTTTCATCGCGCAAACTGCGCGCCGTCCCGCTCGACGATAACCAGGGCCTGGTTATCGAGGGCCCGAACGGCCACGGGTATTCACCGACGCATTGGTCATTCGGCCAGGCCGCGCAGTTGACCGGCGCGCCCGCCGGTTATCTCCGCGCCTTACCGGCCCCCCTGGCCGCCGATTGTCTTAATTATGGTTTTCAGGTGGACCGCTCCGCCCAGGATATCGGCGTTTTACTTTCAAACAATGGGACGCCGGAGCTCCGCGCGATGACCGGGCCGCGTTATGGCCGCATTTGGAATGATGACGTAGTCCGCGAATTAATGGATCGATTCGGGGACGGCGTAACCGGGGACTTCAAAGTACCGGGCACCTGGGGCCGCCCGCTCGATCAAGTGGACATTAAAAATACCACGTTGTACGCCGGTGACCGGGATATGTTTGTATTCCTGGCCGATGAAACTAACCGGATCGAGCTCCCAGGCCGCCGGGACGGGAAAACGGGCGAGCTCGCTCGCGGGTTTTTTATCAGTAACTCAGAGACCGGCGCGGGCACGTTACGCGTGAAAACGTTTTTGTTTGACTACGTGTGCGCGAACCGGATTGTTTGGGGAGCTCATGAGCTCGAAGATATCGCGATCCGCCACACCGCGAGCGCGCCGGATCGTTTTATCGACGAAGTGGCCCCGGCATTATTGGCCTACAGTAACGCGGCCGCCGGTAACGTTAACCAGGTACTGCGCGGAGCCCAGGCGTCGAAAATTGACAAAGTAGATAAATTCCTGGCCACC